CTACCCCTCCACCTTCACCGACGAGGGCACTTCGAGGATGAATCCCCGGCCATGCGCGAGATCGTCCAAGCGGCGGTCGATGCCATTGAGCCGTTCATCCTGGCGGCCGAGCTCGACCAGCACGCCGGACATTTTCTTCAGTTCGTGTTCCACGGAATCCAGCCGCGTGCGCAGACTCATGGCGACGCCAAAACATCCGAAGGCGAATCCGATCAGTGTCAGGATATGACCGAGGTTAATCGTGCCATCAAAGCTCATGGGCCACTCGTGGTCGCGCATCTTCGATGGCTTCAAGGACGGCCCTTATCATTTCGGCTACCATCTCATCCGAGAGGGAGCCCATGCCATTTACATTGAACCATTCGCGACCGGCTTCCTTCGCGTCTTCGATTTGTCTGTCGGTGAACATGCCGTCACTTCCTATTCAGCCACTGAGCCAGGGCGTTGATCCCGGTCTGCACCGGCATGACGAGAAAGAACGACTGCACGATCGCCCATTGATAGGTGTCGTAAGGCGCCGGCAGCCGCGGCACGCCCCAACTGCCGAACGGCGGAATGAGGGTGTCGAGGAACACCGCGGCGAAATGCAGCGATGCCGGGATGCCGGTCGTGAGGATGATCAGCTTGGCGCCCCACCAGGCGCTCTGCGCGAGCTTCATCCGGTTCAATTCGATCTGCGCCGCCATATAGGCCTTGAAGGCTTCGAGGTCCGCGCCGGTCGCCGTGGTGAAACCCTGCAATTCGCGATCGGCCTTGGCCTCGAAATGCTTCAGCACGGCGCCCGCGAGCCCGGGCAGCACGGAGAGCAGCAAGCTCCACATCACGCGTCTCCCATCAGCCGCGACAGGATCGGGCCTTTGATAAGATCGCCCTTCTTCAGCCGCTCGCGGACGATCAACCAGGTAAAGACCGCCACAACGAGGACGATGGCGAGCGCCACCCGCCAATCCAATCCGCCGAAGATCGCCAAGCCCCCGGCGCCGCCGCCGGTGAACAGGAATTCGCTGATCTTCATCCACAAGGTCTTGCTCTGGCTCGCCGGCTTCTGCGTTTGCTCCTCTTCGCCGGCGGGCTCGACGTCCGGTGGCGCCGGGGGCGCCGGCGCGCGCGGCGGCACGGCGACCGGCGGCGCGGCCGGTGCGGCGCTCACATTCGCCTTGCCGAAGCCGATGGACGGATCCAGCACCATCATGCGCTTGAGCAGCGGCATGATGCCGGCCTGCTGGTCGCGGGCCGACGACGACCAGACATGATCGGCGACATATTTGCCGCCCTCATAGATATTGGAGAAGCTCCAGAGGTAAGCGGACGGCACGCCCTTTGAGCGATAGCCCCAGCCGTTGAAGCGCTCGCCCTCGTAGCAGAGGCGCTCGATCGACCAGTCGTCGATGCGTTGCAGGCCCTTCAAGGTCAGCGCGTCGATCGCGGCTTCCTCCCAGCTCTCGAACGGCCCGCGCCCTGCGGGCACCAGCCGCGTCTTGCGGCCGGTGCCGATGATGTGCTCGCCGTTATGCAGCACGCCAGCAAAGTTGGCGCTCGATTCCCGGTTGTGCAGCACGGCGATGAAGAACCACGGCACGCCGAGCCTAGCTTCGACCTTTTGATAGACCGGTTTCTTGCCGATGAGTTTGCGGGCGACGGCGTCGAGCACCGGCACCTTGCCCGGCTCGATCTGCATTTGCGCCCATTGCTCGGCATAGTCGTCGGCGATGTCGGAAAATTTCGCGGGCATGATGCGCCTCAGATCAAGAACGAGAGGGCGAGCGCGGCGAGAAAACCCGCCAGCGCGCTGTTGGGATGTTCCTTGATCTTATCGGCGGTCCACAGCCAGCCGGCCGCGAGCGCGCCGGCGGCCAGGCGGCCGCCGTCTTTCAGCGTGTTCCACATGATGTCCTCCTAACAGGGCCAGAGATGACCGCAGGGCGGAAAGCCGCAGCCGCTCAGCAGCAGCGGGAGAAGCAGGACCAGACGGATCATGTGCGCCTGCCATTCCGGCGGGCGTAGCGATGCTTGCCGCGCCGCGCGTATTGCGTCGTCCCGTGATTGAAGCGCGCGCCCCACTCGCCGCTGCCCGGCGCATAGCTGACATGGATGTGCGCGACGCGATGCGCGTCCATGCTCACGCCGCCGGGGAATCCCCGCAGGACGGCGTAGGCGCAGGCATAGTTGCCGACCTGGAAATCCGCCGCGCGGCAGCTCGCATGCAGAGAAGTGCGATTTGTTCCCGCCACCGTGGCGCCCGGACGGCAGGCGGAGGTGACGCGAAAGCCGGCGCAGGCGGCGGCCACTTGATGCAGGATGTTTTGAAGCTGCGAGGGCAGCGCCGAGCTAGTTACACCGGCCAACCTCCTAGCGCCGTCCACGACCGCCTCAACGGCCTTGATCGGCAGGGCGAATGGGTGGGTCTTGACCGCCTTTTGTTTGACGACCCGTCGCCAAACAACTCGCGCCTTGGCGACATTATGCCTTCGAATCTGTACGGCCTTGACCTTCTGCGGGGCGAAATAGCTTGGGCTATCCCAAGGGTGCTGAAACCCCGCACTCGCAGGCGTTAAAGCAAATAGACACAGGAGTGACGCAGCGAGAAATGCTCGCATGTTTAGTTCCCCGTGCTTGTTGAAAGTGACGCTTTACAAGGGTAGGTTGGGCGGATGATCCCACAGACGCCTGGGGCGTTCTTTTCTTGGTGCCTCCGCAACGCAGATTCGGAGCTGACACCCTTCCGCAAGAATTATCCGAAGTATGCCGCGCTCAACGGAAGCGGCGACTATCTCTGGCGGCAATACGACCGCCGGACCTCTGACCTTCAAGAGCTTGTCCACCCCGGCATTCGCGCCCTAGAAATTGGCTGCGGACTTTCCGCCGATAGTCATTGGATGGCGCTGCGGGGCGCGAGCGTGTTAGCGATTGACGCGAACAGCCGGTGGATTAGTGGCGCAAAAGCACTATCAGATATTGTCCGCTCTCGTTTCTCAGCGCCGCTCGATATCGAGATTAGAAAGGAGAACGTTTTTAACGTGACCGGCTCTTTCGATCTGATCTACATGAAGGAGGCTCTACACCACATCGAACCACGCTCCGAAATCGCCGGGAAGCTTGCTTCGCTTCTCGCGCCAGGCGGCAGCGTCGTTGTACTGGAACCAAACGCAATAAACCCGATCATTCAGGCCGCAATGATCAAGAGGCGCGGTGGGTTCAACACCGTGATTTGCAAGCGCGACCCCATTACCAACGAGCGATTCATTTACGGCAACGAGCGCATTTTGCTACCAAGCTCGATCCGCAAGCTTTTTTCCACGGCTGGCATTGAAGGACGGACGCGACTGTTTCGTATACTGCCAACAGCGCTCAGCAACGTCCGTCCGTTGACGGCAATCGCCTCTTGGCTGGAAAGCAAGGCCGAGCGTATTATGGCTCCGCTCTGCATTCATTGCGTCTACCGAGGCAACAAGCCAACCTAAAGAATCCGAAGGATAAACGGCAGAACAATTGCGGGCGGCATTTTGTTGACCGCAGTACCAGAGCCGCCGAGGGGCGTGGTACCGGTCATCGCGGGCAGCGTTGCCGCATCTATGTTCACGGTAGAGGCAGTGATGTACTGTGGACTTACGTTGCCGGTTTCTCCGATATTTGCCTTTACCCCAGCGCTCTGCGGCAGCCCACCGTGGACATGCGACCCCTGCCCCGATGCAATCGACGTGGTCAACGTGACGCTTGGTAGGTTCGCTTGCAGGACCGTGACATTCTGTGCGCCGCCGACCGCGCCATACGCGGCCCCGTCGATTCCGCTGCCGGCGGTCGTTATCCGGCCCGCCGCCACTCCGCCCATATCATCCGGGCCAAAGATCGCGCGTCCCCTCAAGTCTGGAATGTTGAACGTTGTTGACCCATCGCCCGTGCCATAGGTCGTGCTGACCAGCGCAAAGTAGGCGGAATAAGTCGTCCGCGAGATTGCTTGACCGTAGGTAAAAACAAAGTTGCTGTTTGGGGCTGTGCCGCCCGTGAAAGGGAGTATTCCGCCGATCGGGATGCCGTATGGATTGCTAAAGAAGGCATGTAAAATCCACTCAGCGGTCGAGTTGTTGTAGGTCGCAACATACGGCGTACCTTGAACTAGAACGCCAGCGCCTAGCGCAGTAGAGGGAGCACTCCGCAGTGGCTTGGCTCCAAGACCGTCAACGTTCAATGTCGGCGCGGCTCCGCTTGTCGTGTGCGGGACAAAGGCCACCATATGCCCGCTCATCAAAGCGAGTGACGCGAAAACCTGATTGGTAGTCAGGGTGTATGCCGTCGAACTGCCGCCGGTAGCGAGCGTGCCAGCGATATCATCCCGATACATCGCAGCGGATGCCATCAATGCCCGCGCGGAATCGTTCAGGCTCGACGGCGCCTGGCCCTCGGCAAAGTTGACATTGCTGTCGGCGGTGGCGTTGCTCGCCGCCGCTTTCGACCAGGAAACAACGCCTGTCGGCATGGCTCATGTCCTTGATAAGTTTCGGGCTGGCCGCTTGTCACTTATGAACTGCGCTGGCGAACCCTTGGAGGCTCGGCGCAAGCGCACGTGCCTATTCGTCCGCGCCTTCAGTGCGGTAGCGATAATCGCGGTCGTGGGCGTTCAAACGCTGCCTACCGACTTCCACCGCCATGCTGGCTAGGGCAGACTCCTTCGCTGCTTCCCAAAGCCCCGGATCGTGCCTTGCCATGCCTGGCGTCACGCGGATGCGCAGAGGCAGGTGAGAGATAGTCTTCTCTATGGCGCGAACGCCGCCGGCTGCCCCGACTCCACCTAGAGTACCGCCGACGATGTGAGCAGCGGGCTCCCAGCCTGTTCCCTCAGCAAGTTGGCCCAAGGCCTCCGAGGCGAGGCCAGCCCCGACCCCCATCAGCAAACTTCGGCCCCAAGAGGCGGGACCTAGCAGTGCAAAGGGGAGGTGCTCGCCGACAGCTTTTCCGTACTGGCCATAGACAGTTCTCGGCTCGTAGAATTTCCCGGTAACCGATTGAACACCGCTTAGGACTTCGTCGGATGTTGGTAGAAGGCTCAGCGGAGAAATCGGACGGATATAGCGCGAAACCGGACCTATTCCGAGTTTGTTGCCCAGCCAATCGTATCCGCCGAATGTCAATTCCCTGAGATCGCCCGGGAATCCGAGCAGTTGCACCCCGGCGGTCGGAAGACCATTCCCGGCCACGCTATAAAGAGCGTCTAGAACCGGATCTTCCTCTGGAGCCGCCGCAACCGGCTTCCGCTCTTCGAACGGCCCGCCCCTGAACCGCTCGTCAAAATTATCGGGGCCGGCTTGGGCATTCAGCGGTTTAACGGGGAAGGGATTTTTCCCCCACGGCATGGGCGCAACGGCAGCCACGTCGAATACGGCGCGTCTGCCAAGCGGCGCCGACACGCGTTGGCTGGGCGGCACCGCCTCGTGCTGGTAACCGGCAAACGGCGCGTAGCCTGGAGGGAAGTCGGCACTCTGATAAGCGGGATCGCCCAATTGACCGAGCAAACCGCCGGCGCCTTCGCCCGGTGGAAACCAGGACGGATGCGGATAGCGTTGCAGCGGGTTGAAATAATCGTCGAAGAGTCCGGGCATGGATTTTGTCCCAGTTCTGGAAAATTTGTTGGTCGGTTTGCGCCTGCGACGGGCGTAGCTGGCGATACCAAAGGCTCATCTAAACCGTCATCCTGAGATGCACCGCAACGCGGGCCTCTCACTATTTGCTCCCGCCGGAACTCTCGCCGCCGCCCCCGCCAAACGCGCCGAAAATCGGCAGCAGGTTCTTGAAGGCTTGCGAATATCCCAAGGCCAGCTCCATCGGGCTAGCATTGGACGTCACCGTCGATTGTCCGCTCGACTGGTTGCCGAGCGCAGCGATCGGCGTCGCGATACCGGCAAGCTGCGCAAGCAGGCTCGTCGTGATGCTGCGCTTCTGCGCTTCGGTGAGAAGCTCTGCATTCGGGCCATAGTTCTGCGCTTGCAGGGCGGCATTGGCGGCGGCGATTCCGGCCTGCCGGTTGCCGAGCGCGGTCCGATCGAGCCCGGAAAGAAGACCCGCTGTCTGGCCGCCGGCGCCATAAAGCTGATCGATCGCGGAGCGCTGACCGGCGAGCGCCTGGTTATAGGCGTCGAGCATCACCGGCGCGGTGCCCTGGGTAAGCCCTCTCGATAGGGCCTGGACATGGGCGGGCGACAGATCGCGCCCGGCGCCGGCGAACATGGAGTTGACGCTGTTGGAAACGTCATTCTGGATCGTATCGAGATAGGGCTGCAGGGCCGGATTGGCATTGGGGTTGACGTAATCGCCGCGCGCGAACGGCGTCAGCGAATATCTGTAATCGTCGTAAGCGCCGGACACCGCGCCGCTGCGGTCGGGCCCGCCCGCGAAAAGATCGGTCGTGAGCCGCGCGATGTTCGGAGCATAGGGATTCCCCGCTTGCGCGCTTTGCTGCAAGGTATTGAAGGCGGCGTTTTCGGTATCGGTCAGGCCTACATGGCCGAGCTGGTTGCCGATCTGCCCGAGGATCCCCGTCAAGACCGGCTTGGCTTCCGCCCACGGCTCGGTCTGCGATTTTTGCGTCGTTTCCTTGCTGGATGTTCCGCCCATCAGTGCAGTTCCTTTTCCAGGACGAGGCTCGTGGTCCGATAGCCGGCAAGGACGCGCCGCCAGCCCGGACGCCCGATGATGAGCGTCGCGTCGCAGCCTTCATCCTTGGCGAATGTCTCCAAGTCGCGGATCAGTGGGAGCCAGAGTTTCATATGCCGGCCGCCGCATGCGACGATGGTGCAGAATTTCCGGCCGTTGGCGCGATGCAATTCGGTCACCGCCGCGGCATGCACTGCGTTGCCGTCCCATGCGAGCCACAACAGCGCGCCGCCGCGGTGGACTTTACGTTCGATCTCGCGATAGTCGCTGAAACCGACGCGTTCCATGGCGCTCTTGATGCGCTGGGAGACGGTCGGCCAGATCTCGGCAACGCGCTTGGGATCGACGCAGACCGCGCGGCACTCACCCGCGGACTTCATAGGAGAAAGTCCGGTCGGCCTGGGCGTTGTTGGCATGGGTGACGATGAACTGGCCGGCCGTCACGTTGGCCGCGAGGACGTAGGTGGTCGCCAGCGCCTCCGCGGCATTGGCGGTTTCCGGCGCGAACAGGATCTTCGATCCCGCGCCGCAGGTCGGCGCTGCGACCGTAGTCGTCGTCGCGCCGGCGGCGAGGGTGAAGCTGCCGGCCGCGTTGGAGCGGCCTTCGCACAACGCGCGCACCACCGAGACGATCTTGCGCAGATCGTTCTCGCCGGAATGCGGGCTGGCGACGCTCATCGCAACCCCGTCACCACGAAGTCCGGCTCGACGCCGGAGATGTAGCTCCAGTTCGTGCCCACCGGAATGCGCGACACCGCTTTGGCCAGGCGCGTCTCGCGCCGCTGCGGACAGAAGCCGGTGGCGTTGACCGGCGTTTCGGCCGTCGCCACAGCGGTCGCCTGCGCGGTGGCGCGATGCTCGATCGAGCCATAGACCGCCGTGGCGTCGGTGATCGGACGAAAGCCGCGCACGAAGATGCGGCTGCCTTCGGCGCCCTGCTCCGGCGTCTTCAGGATGGCTTCCAGGTTCGCGCCGCTATAGAGCCCGAGCTTATGCGTTGCATCGACGCCGGCGATCTGCGGCACCGAGGCGGTGGAGACATCGTCAAGGGAAAAAGTGAGCGCATCGATCGACCCGCTGATGGCGTCGAGGTTTTCCAGGGTCAGCCCCGGCCGCGAAATCGGCGCGATATACTCGCCGGAGACTGAGATCGGCGGGCCCCAGCGGTCGATCCCCCAGTCGTAGGTGATGATGCGGTCGAACACCGGCCCCGAGCCGGAGCTGGAACGATAGGCCCAATAGACCCGGCTCTCGCGGGGATCCGACGCGCCGACGAACAATTGCAGCGCGCCGGTATCGAGCGAGGCCTTGAATGTACGGTCGACCCGTTCCTTGCCGATCGCCACCGGCTGGCCGGTCGGGACCATCATCATGAATCCCTTGGACGAGTAGAACAGGAACCGGTCGCCGCTCCGGGTCAGCGACAGCGGACCGAGGATGCCGATATCGTCCGACACGCGGTCGATGTCGAAGATGGTGGGCGAGCCGCGGGAATAGACCATGCGGCGGATGGCGCCCTCCTGCACGATCAGGCCGAACTCGCCGCCCGCCACCCCGCGCACCACCCCGCCGTCGGGGAAATCCTGGAAATCGCTCTGGTTGGTGCCGGAAGCCCAGGTGCCGGGCGCATTCAGCCCCGACCACTGCACGCGGTAGGGATCGTTCAACAGCCCGGACAGCACCACAAAGCGCAGCACGATCGCGACATAGCGCGCCTGCGGCGGCGAGCCGCCGAGGTCGGCGAATTGCGTGCTCGCATTCAGCACATAGACCTGCGGCACGGTATTGGCCTGCACCGCGATGACATTGTTGCCGTGCTGGGCGAACTGCCATTGATCGGTCGAGGTGACCGCGGAATAGGACCCGAGCGCCTTGGAGACGTCGGTCCAGGTGAAATCGGTATTGCTGAGCAGATAGAGCTTGCTCGCGGTGGCGGCGAAGATCGAAACCGAGCCGTCCGGCCTGCGGGCGATGAAGAAGCCGCGGCAGGCCGCCGGCAGCGCCGCGGTCAGCACGCTGAGCGAGGGAAACGGCCCCCAGCCGTCGGCGCGCGGCAGCACGTTGCTCAGCGATGCGGAATGGGCGCCGTGATAATCCGAGACGTCCGGCTTGTACTCGCCGAAGGGAATCATACGACCGTTCCCATGACTTTGATCGCGCCGCCGCCTTGGGTCTTTTTGCTCAAGCTTTCGATCTCGGCGAAGATCTCGTCGCGCCGCGCCTTCCACAGCGCGAGCTTCTCGGTATCGAGATTGAAGCCCTGCGCCTCGGTGAGCGCCCCGAACAGATAGATGTCGGGATGCGCGGCATAGAGCCAGTTCACCGCCGTGCTGAGCGGGGCGACCTTCTGGAAATAGTTGAATTCCAGCGCGCCGGCGTCGGCCGGCCGGATCTTCAGCGTGCCGCCTTCGATGGTGAAGACCCGCGGCCTGCCTGCCGGCGTGTCGGGATAAGCCGCCTGCAGCCAGGACGGCTCCACATAGTCGAGCTCGACCCGGGTCGATGCGATCGAGGTCACCCGCCGCCACGACAGATAATCCGACGGCAAGGCCGCCGACCCGGCCGCGGGCACCAGCGTGGCCGTGGTTTCCATCTGCCGCACCCGCAGCTTGCGATTGGCGCAAGCCTCGAACAGCGTGATGAAGTCCGGGACGGAAGCCGTGAGATCGTCGCGGGCGAGCCAATTGGCGATGGCCGATTGCAGCTCGGCATAGGTGGTGAGCGCCATTATCGATCGGTCCTCAAATGCCGCCAGTCGGGATCGTTGAGCTTGCGCCGGATGAAGGCGCCGAATTCCTGCGAGGACATGCGCCAGACGTTGGCGCCCTCCTCGTTCAGCCACTTCACCAGCACGACATTGGGGATGGTGGCGATGTGCCGCCCCCAATCGCTTTGCACCGGCCCGGCATTCTGCCGCGCCTTGTTCAGCTCGAGGATCGGCTCGACGTCTTGCACGGTCTCGGCCGTGATGGTGCGCTCGCCGCGGTCGAGAAGCAGTCGTGTGACCGTGCCGCTCATCAGGCGAGCTCGGTCACCCAGAGCGTGCCGTCCGTCGCCGTGATGAGACCGCCGGTCGCGGCGCGGATGGCCGCGATCCGCTGGCCGGGACTGACCGTGACATATTCCGCGCTGCCGGCGGGCAGGAACGGATCGCCGGCGGTGGCGGTCTGCGCCCCGTCGCCGATCTTGATGTGACAGGCCGAGTTGGCGACCACGCGGATCTGGTAGGTCTGCGCGCCGAACGCAGTGGCGGCCGCCGCCGACGCGGCGGTATAGGCGACGGTCTGCGTCGTGCCGAACCGGCCGGATTTGACGCCGGATGTGACGCTCATGGCCTTAGCTCTTCCGGATCACGGCGAAGAACATCGCCGGACAGACGGTGGAGGACGCGCCGTCGGAGATGAATTCGATGACCTGGTCTTCGACCACCGTGTTGGCGGCGGTCGGGAGCGCGGTATCGACGTCACCGGCGACGGCGCCGGATTGGGAGATGGTCCAGGATCCGCCGGTGATTGCCGTTCCCGCGATCTTGCTGGTGACGGCGGAGTCGGCGACGGTGATGGCGTTGTAGATCACCGAGCCGAGCTTGATGATCTTGCCGCGCACGGGCGCGACGGCAAAGGCGGAGCTTGGGGTGCTGACATCGGCCAGATGCGCCCAGACCACGACTTCGTTGAGAGGATGGTATTCGGGAAGTGCCATGAGGGTGGCTCCAAAAAAGCGAGGGCGGCCCGATCAGGAGCCGCCCTCAGTTGGGGAGGAGGAGAAAGATTGAATCGAACGTGTCCCGGGCGCGGAGCAGCACGAGCCCATAAGCGCGCTGACGCGCGTCTTCGACGCACTAGGGGCGAAGTGATGCGCTGCAGACCCAGTATCCCGGTTGCTTGATCAAAAGAAACCGGGGTCCCGGATCAGCAGTGCAGCGTTCCGCTATCGCTTCACGCTGCATTGCATCCGGGAAACGAGCGGAGATGGACTGGGGTCGCTGCCCCCTTCTTCACCTCTCCCGCTTGCGGGGGAGGTCGCCGCGTAGCGGCGGGAGGGGGCATGTATATTATGTGTGGCGTGCCCCCTCCCCACCCCTCCCCCGCAAGCGGGGGAGGGAGAAGAAGAGCGCGCCGCTGCGCGATGCCAAACTCTTTACCTCCCCTGAAAGGGGGAGGGATGCACTCTGGATCGGCGGTGCTGACTACGACACCGTCAGGTCGAACACGCCGCCGGAGGCCTTTTCGTTGCGGCTGACGAGGGCATATTCCGACAGCAGCTGCCGGCGTTCGCTGTCGCCGGTCTTGGCGAGCGGGACCGACACCATCTTGCGCCCGTTGAGATAGGCCACCGCCCACATGTCGCTTTGCAGCACCAGCGCGTCGCGCGCGCGCTGGAAGCGGTTCGGCACGACTTTGAGCGTGCCGAAATCCGATTCATAGGCGTCGACCGCAGCGGTGATCTTCCGCCGCTTGGTGTCCTCCGTCTGGGTGCCGCGGCCGGTGAACAGCGAGAACGCCTGCTTGTTGAAGCCGCCGACCATGACGGTGTCGGGCTTGCCGCCGGCATTCCATACTTTTTGCAACACGTCCTTGAGCTGGGATTCGGTAAACGCCCGCTGGGTGCCGTCGGTGCGCGTGCCGGTGCCGTCCGCCGCCGCCGGATCGACGCCCGACGCGCCTTTCGACGTGTTGGTCTTGAGCCAGGAGAGCACGGAAGCCGTGACACGCGCGGTCGCCGCCGCGCCGGCGTTCTTGGCCTGGTTGGTGCCAATGAGGATGCTTTCCATGTCCCGTTTCAATTCGAGACCCTTGAGCATTTCCTGATAGGCCAGCTCGTCGTCGCGGCCGGAATGCTCGACCGCCTGCTGCGTGCCGGTGACGCGCGCCACCTTGTCGGAGATCTGGCAGACATTGCCGAGCCGGACCGCGGCGGTGACCGCATCGGTGGTGGCGTCGTCGCCTTCCAGCACCGCGTTCGCGGTGTCGACCGCGGCGAGCGCCTGGGTCTGCCATTCGTGCGAGACCGCCGTCGCCTTCTCGCGCTCGGCGGCGGTGATGAACGGCGTGTCGGAAGGATCGATACGATAGATGTCATCGGACAGGTCTTCCCTGTTGCCGACGGCCGAGTAGGTAGTGAAGGTATTGGTCGGAAGCGCCATCTGAGTGCCTTTCTTACCGGCCCGCGCGCAGGCGTGCGGCGCGTAGCGCCGCCGCGTCCCGCAGGCTTCCGGTGTTGGTGAGTTTCTGGGTGAGGGCTTGGATCCTGGCGTCCTGCGCAGCCCCTTTGGACTGCGCGACGCCGGGCCGCTGCGGCGCCGGCAAGGATTTCTTCTCCGCCGCTCTGGCCTTTTCCTGTGCGTCGCGGAACTTGATCCCGTCGCGGATGAGAAGCTGGAGCCTGTGGTCGTGAAGCGAGACGCCCCGCTCCCCGCGCCACATCGCGCCCAGCTCCGCATCCTTGAAACCAAGGTCCCGCAGCACCGTCACGGCGGAGCTTTGCAACTTGCTCCGCTGGGTGTCGTCTGCAATCTCCGGGGCCCTTTCGGCGAACAGCTCGGACTCGCGCTTGACGAACTGCGCGAGCCTTTGCTGCTGGTCGAAATACTGCCGGCCTTGCGCCTGGCGCAGCTCCTGCTGGACGGCAGCGATCTTCTTTTGCTGCGCGTCCCATTGGGCATAGCGGGAGGCGTCTTCGCGGGACATCTTCTCGACGTCCGCCATGGTGCGGATGTCGCCGAACTCGCCCGCTTGCTGTTGCTGGAGGGTTTGCAGAAGGACAGGCAAAGCGGACTCATACTGCTGCCTTGCTTGCACCACCATTCCGCGCTCGGCATCGAGTTCCTTGCGCTTCTCGGCGGCCTCGTTCTGACTGCGGCGGAGCTCGCGGTCCCGTTCCTGTTCGCGCTCAGACAAGTAGGCCTGTAATTCGCGAGGCAAGGTTTTGAACCGTTCCTTCTCGTCCTTCGTCCAAGACCTCGGCGGCTCGATGGGCGGCATTTCTGCCGGTTCGGCTTCCTGCGTCTCGCCGGGCGCCTCGGGATTGCGAGGGTCGGCGTCCGCCACAGCTCCATCGGGAGCGGCGGCGGATTCGGGTGGCGGCTCGGCCGCGGCGGCCTCGAAGGCGCCGGCGGGCTCTGCCGTCTGATCTGGCTGATGCTGTTCTGGTTGTGCGTGTTGGTGGTGCTGCTGCGGCCGCTTTGAGCGCTCCGATCGCGTCTTGACGAGCGAGCGCGCGGCATCGCGCGTGGAAATCGGCGTCGTGTCGGTAGCAGCCGGGGTGGTGACCGGCGCGGGCGCAAGCGCGCCCTCGCCGCCGCCAGGGGCGTCGTTGTTCAGGTCCATGATGTCCTCGGTGGGGTGGGGAGAGTCTCAAAGGCGCTCAGCTTACGTATCGGCCGACTCACTAGGCCCGATTTCAGTCACGGCGCTAGCGGGCTTATCCGCTGAAATCATTGGAAGCGACCTCGCAAGACGCGTCGGACGCCTCGATTCGTGCAATATTGGCAATCGCCGAAGCAAATCACACGGGGAGGAAAACTATGGCTGATAAAATTGACGTTGAAGTCACAGGGCGCTCAAAGTACGAAATCGCGCACCAAATCGCGATAAATATCATCAGCGGCTGTGAAGACAGCTCCATTAGCAAGGTCGGGCGGAAGCACTACTTAAATGCTGTTGCGGATGCGATTGATGCACTTCATTCAATTCGCCCGAAATAAAACGCCAATAGCGTTCTGCCTCTTGCACGCGATCTGCTCCAGGAGGGCTTGCTTGGGCGAGCCGCAGGCATTCCAGCTTTAGTTCACGCTCCATATGACCTCCAATTAAAAGCCCGGCTCAACGCCGGGCTTTTGCTTGTAGCTTTCGACGCTCTTGGCCTTCGTTTGGCTCTTGCCCAAGCCTCATACCTCATGCGCTTCAGGGCATGCGACTTAGAACGTCAACTTTGCAGCGGACATCGCGCGCTGGCGCAAGAAATACTGCAAGCCGAAGCGCCTTCGCAATTCCCAATGGCGAAATCCAGATGGATAGCACCGGTAGTACTGCAGCGATCCGCCTAGACGATTATCCCCTCGCGGCTTAGCGGCGTTTCCCACGCTTGTTCGTCGCCGGTGATGGGTCGACGCCCGGGGGAGGATCATCTGGATCGGCAACCCGTGTTGCGGCTTTCGCTCTCAGGTCCTCCACAAGGGCCTCTGACCTACTGGCCAACCATCCTACTACCGCTGGCTTCTGTTCCGTTGCCCACTTCTTAATAATATCGCGGACCGCCGCCTCGCTAACGTGCACTCCAACCGCGAGGGAAATTATCAGATAGGCGATGACAAAATTTACACACACAAGAAGAACGATTACGCTGAATTCAACAGGATTAAAAAACTCCTGTGAAATCCCAAAATAGCGCCAAAACAAACACAGCAGTCCCATGCCAATGGCGAAAGCGATGCAATACAAACACATCCTTACCCAAGCATCGTCTAAATGTTCGTCCGCATAACGGGCAAAACGCCTCCAAACATCCGCGCCGACGGCTTCGTTAAAGTCTTCGACTTTCAGAAGATACCATCCGCCGACCACATCGCGTGGCGAGAGCAGCCCATATAACAATTTACGAGCTGGCGTCTTCTCTGGGAGCGGCAATGCCTCATACCAATGTGCGTAACTTTCAGCCTCTATACCAAACGATAGCAACGTATCCTTGGTCATAGCAGCAACGCGCATTTCGGCGCGATCACTGGGCAAGCAGAGATATGCAAAACCGGCGCTGGCTGTCAGCGCACTTATGGTTAGGAGATTAACGATAAGGTCAGGCCCTGAAACAGTGCCTGCACCATGCTGCTGGGGAAGTTTCGTTCCAAGCTCGATCGCGTCGCTTATGATGGCAGCGCTAAAGGCGATAAGAAAGCATCCGCCGAGCCAAAGGATGGGCTTTATGCGATCCCAACACCAACCACCGAAAGGCGGTGAATTCCGAAAAAACCGGGCTATGAAAATAATCAAAGTGGTCACCACAAACGGCGCCCACACGAAATAGTTTAGCCAAGCACGAAGTAGTTGCACGGGGAAAATCCGGAACACCGCCTGTGGAAACATAGCCGGCGTGAGCTAGAATTTCTAACTAGGCCGTGAGCTTAGGACCGCGGTCCACTTTCGCCCATAGCGTTTCGAATATTCGAGTCATATTCGGCCCGAGATCTTGGCTGTCGCCAAATGTCACCGATGCCTCATGAGTCCGCTGTAATGCTTCCAACCTAATATGCTTCGAGTCGACGACACAAAGGTGGGTGCCAAGCGGCTGGACTAGTCGGCGCACCTGTAGGCGTTCATCCGCGGGAACGTCTGACAGCGCCGACCCTTTGGGAATTTCGTTTTCCGTTAGCTCGTCCAAAATAATACGACACCGCACGCCGGCGTTCCGCCGGTCAAGCAGCCTACGAATATTTTCTGCCTTCCAAACCGTCTTATCTAGAAAACCAGATATAATTTCGACGCTGCGCTCGGCACAAGAAAGCATCACGTCAAGGACAATAGCCGCGTGAGCGGGCCCGGTGTTTCCAAAAATCACGGGTTGGCCACTTTGATTGGCTTGCTGCATGGCCGCTAATACCATGGCGCGATAAGCATGCAGGTCGAGATTGGTCACCATGAGGGCCATAATCCATTGTCGCAGACCGCCCTTACCGAACCGTAACGTTCAGGGGTGCCATGTGGTTCGAGGTACGGACGGCCGATTCGCGGATAAATTGCATTGGGCGGCTGTTCTACCTTGATTTGGGCGACGCCGCAATAGCTTACATCGGCTTTTCCAAGCCCAGGTCAAGATGAGCGGTGCTCTCCTCCATAGGAAAAATACCGCACAGACTACAAGACCATATCCGCTTCCCGCTACCGATCCGAGCGGAGCTGTCGACCCTCCCTATGGCTACGTGACCAAAATCTCCTACCCCGAAAACATGACAGAAATTAAGTTCACTATGTTTGACGTCCGTCAACTAGGGAAAAAGCGGTTCTTTTCGCTCAGTGTCGTTAAAACAACACGCGAATTTTTGCGCCCGAATGCAATTGGGGACATCGCACTGCCCGTAGCTCGGCAAAGAAAACTGAATCACAAACCCTTATCCCATCGCCTCGCCTTCCCGGCCAGATCGTTCAACTCCCGCTGCGCCAGCTTGCCATCATTGACGATTCTGCTCAGGTGATTGTGAACCAAGCCGACCACCTGCACGGCTTGCCAGAGCCGTTCGCGCGCATCGGTGTCGCGCGCGGGCGTCACCCGCCACGCTTTGATGTAGTCGGCTTCCAGCCCGGCGAAGGCGCCGGTCAAGAGCTCATGCCGCAGCAGCGCTTCCGCCTGCGCGCCTTTGCCGATGGCGGATTGCAGCTTGTCGTCGCTCATGCCGCCAACAGAAGCGCGATCGCTTCTTCCTCGTCGCGCATGTCCTGCTCGGCCTTGGCCGCCAGGGCGAGAGCCATGACCGCTCGCGAATGACGCATCGCATCGGCGGTGCCGTGCGCGCCGGCCATGGCGCGCAGGGCATCGGCCAGCGCGCGCCTGTTCGCATCGGCGGCGTTCGTTCGGTCTTCGGCAAGCCGCGCCGTTTCGATCGCCGCCTTGGCCTGCCGTGCCGCGGCGAGCGCTGCTTCGCGCGCGGCCTTGCGCTTGCGTTCCTGTGCCCGCTGCTCCGCCTGCTCCTGCGCCGCGGCCGCGTCGACGATCGCGCGATAGCGCCGCTTGCTGAACGGCGTGCCGGAGCGGCGTTCATCCCCGGCATGGTGGACAATGATCGTCCCGCCGCCGCCAAGGAATTCCGAGCTGAGATTGGCCTCGATACCGGTGAGGGTGTAGGCGCCCGGCTCAGATACGAACGTAACCTTGAATTTGGTCCCGCCGGCACGGGATATGACCGAACCAATACCCGATCCTGTCCCGCCGCCGATCCCACCGAGATATCCGATGGAATCGGCATTGAGGCTGTACGCGCCAACCGAGCCGGCAAGCTGCGTCGAGAACAGCGCGCTTTGGCCGGTAAGGGCGAATGAGCCCGCGGCAATGACTGCCGATACCCGAAACGTCGCGGCCTGGCCCGAAAGCAGAAGGCTGCCTGCGCCTTCCGCCATGCCGACTCGGAACGCCGCGCTTTGCCCGGTCAGGGCAAGCGAGCCGGCCACACTCACTATCGATGGGCGAAAAACCGCATCCTGTCCGGCCAGGACAAACGACCCGGCAGAATTTGCCAGCGTGGTATTGAACGTCGCCGCTTGGCCGGCAAGAGCAAACGACCCCGCATCTAAAGCAAGCTCAAATGAACCAGATCTGATTATCCCGCCGATGGGAAAACCGATAGGGTTGCCGATCATTTATTATCTTCTCGTGGTTTTGGCGGAGCGGCTTGCAGTTCGAGTGCGCCGTTGGCCACCGCTGTCAGCGTGCTCATCATCGGATTGCTGGTAATGGCGCTGTAAAACATCGGCGGCACGAACGGATAAACCGCATTGATGGCATTGATGAGGGCCTTGGCTTGGTCGCTATTCACCGGCGCCTCCTTGCGCCTTTTCATCGGTGGCACGTCGCCGCAGCGCGTAACCCAGCGCGCGGATCGGGCCGAACAGGTCAGACACTTTTCCGCCGCTCGGCAGCGGCAAGTTCTTGATCGCGCCATAAGTGACATCGACGCGTTCAGACCCGAAGGTCGGGTCGGTCACCCGCTCGGCAGCGGCATACAGCGCATCCTGGAAATGCACGACGATACGCCAGTCGTCGCGATTTTCGCCTTCTGAAAATACTTCCAGGCGCGCGATATTGCGGTCCAGCTCTGCCGGTCCGAATGTCTTGACTGTGACGCCCATTGTTTGACCTCTGATTACCAAGGCGGCGCTACGCGAGCAAGACGCCTTTCCATGTGGTGCCGGACGTGTTGAACCACAGCTTATTGTTGGTGGTGTCGTAGATCATCGGCAAGCGGCCAGTGTAATCGGCCGAGTCCCCGGTTGGAGCGCCTGCGCAGGTTGGGATGTAGAGGAAGCCCTTGGTTGCGTTCGTAGCGAGAGCGGCGGTCCCTACGATAACGTTGCTATCCTCGACCTTAAATTCTTGGACGCCAGCATCGCCGGATATGACGGCGTAGTTGAAGCCGAGCGCAATGAAGCTCTGATCGGATACGTCCGTCGTGCGCTGAATGCGATGTTCGAGCTTGTCATGCGTCGTTCCCGCAGCGACTCTGTATTGAAGGAACCGTAGGTTTTCACCGTTCGTGTCAACTGTCAGAAGTCTTGCGAGTTCGGTGGCGTTTCCGACTGACGAGCCAACAGTCGCACCCGCAACGTCACACTTGGAATGCGTATTGGCCATCCCAATGCCGACGCCGCCATTGATGTTAGCGACACCAGCAATACCAGCACCGCCAGCAACGGTAACCGCCCCGTTGGTGTAGGTCGTGGAGGCGGTCGTGGCGGACACCGCAAGGATGCCGCCGGCCAACGTCAAAGTATCGGCGGAGTGAGTAAGTGTAACGTCCCCGTTGTTGAAATTGATAACCGCGCCGGAGGCAAGGAACAGGTCGGACCACATGAGGGAGGCGCTGCCCAGCGGCGCGCCGTCATTGCTGAACGGAAATGCACCCGACGACGTATCAACCTGCTTTCCGGCCGGGATGTCGTTGGTGACATCCTTGGTTCCGGCCGAGAAATTCACCGCATTGTTGCCGTTGGTGCTTTCGATCACCGTATCGCGGACCAGCGTGGTCGCGTTGCTCATGTGCCCGGTGCCGCGCTCGTATTCGGCCGCATCGCGGTTGGAGACGAAATAGTCGAAGACGTTGGTTGTCGCCCCGTTCCCGAAAGCGGTATTGAACGACTGCTTGCCGTTGACGGCGGCCAGCGTCAGGTTTCCTGTCCCGGTCCCGGTTGTCGTTTGGTGGACAAGGTTAGCATGCGAGGCCATCGGACTAGACCAGCGTCAACACGCCGGCGGAGGCGTCGAAGTCCACGAGGAAGCTATTGCCGCTCGTTATCGTGAGATTGGTCCCGTAATCCCAATAAGCGATCAGCTCGTCATTGGTCGCGGTGTCGTTGTAGAGCACGACGTAGCGGAACGGCCCGATCGAGCCCGGGGAAGCGGTGAACGTCACGTCGGCCAGGACCAGCTTGTAGGTGCCGGCGGTCTGCGCCGACGATGAAATCGTCGCCGTGGCGCCGCCTGTCGTGTAGCCGTTGCCGCTCGCGATCTGGGTGATATCCGCGAGCACCGTGTTGGAAGCCGACGGCGCGGAATTGGTCAGGACCACTTTGAGCGTGTCCGATCCGAGATTGTGGACCTTCTCCGCCAAGGCTTCGACGAAGGAATTGAATTTCGTGAACGTGGCCATCGTTGATTCCTAAGGTGTCATCCACGCGAGCGCGCGGATTGAAGCGCCTGCTTGTCACGGCACGCCGGCGCGCTCCCTCTCCCCTGTGGGGAGAGGGTTGGGGTGAGGGGGTTCCGGCCTATCGATAGACCGTACGCCCTCACCCGCCTCGCCATAAGACATTATGGCGAGGCGACCTCTCCCACCGAACTCGGTTTACCCGAGTTCGGTGTATTGATTGCCGAAGTCGGATACATCCGACTTCGGCTGGAGAGGTGAAGTGCGATCGTGCGCTTGCTTGTTACGGCACGCTGGCGCGCTCCCTCTCCCCGGTGGGGAGAGGGTTGGGGTGAGGGGGTTCCAGCCTATCGATAGTCCGTACGCCCTCACCCGCCTCGCCATAAGACGTTATGGCGAGGCGACCTCTCCCACCGAACTCGGGTTTACCCGAGTTCGGAGTATTGATTGCCGAAGTCGGATACATCCGACTTCGGCTGGAGAGGTGAAGGGACCGGCTCGACGCCGATGACGCGGTTCTGGGCGTCGCGGATGACGCGTTTCGGTCCGCTGACCTGGCGCAGGGCGGCAAGCAACTCGCCGAACAGCGGCGACGGATCGAAGCCGGCCGCCGGCGGGGCGTCGGCGCCCTCGCCTTCCGCCGCGCTCTGTCCAGCCGCGGCGTGCATCGGCCGCGGCTTGAACACCTCGCCGATCAGCTTGCGGTCGTGCTCCTGCTTCTTCAGCTCGGCATCGAGCAGCTTGAGCTGGCGCTCGAGCTCGAAGCGCTGCTGCGCCAGCGCCATCTCCGATTCCACTTTCTTGTTCTGGGTCGCGATGTCGGTCTGCGCCTGCAGCTTCTCGAGCTCGGCGCGGAACTGCATTTCCGTGAGCCGCGGGTCCTGCTGCGGCGCCGGCGGCGGCTGGCCGGCGGGGTCGGTGAAGAACATGTCGGTGTTCTTCAGCTCCAGGATCTTCGCCACTTCTTTCGCCGAGTTATAAAGATTGTTGGGCGAGACTAGGTTGCTCATGCCCGCCGCCACCGCTTCCTTCTGCAGCCCGATCAGCGCCATGATCTGCGCCAAGCGCTCGGAGCGGCTGCCGGTGCCGAGCCCGACATTGATGGTCATGTCGTTGCGGGATTTCCATTCCCGCGGATCGACCGACACCCAGGTGTTGCGGAGGCGGACAGAGGCGGGCTTGGTTCCGTGCTTTCTAATGGTCCCGTGAAGGAGCGAGAACAAGTCCCGTATGCCCGTCTCCGCAAAGATGCGCGCGATCAGCTTCACCCGCGCCTGAGCCGCCGAGAATAATTGGTTGACCGCCGTGGCCGACTGGTTCTGCAGGGCGTTGGCGTCAATGCCCTGCCCCTGCCGGGTGACGCCGGTGCGCCATTCCCGCGTCATGTCCTGGTATTCGAGCAGCGGATAGACATGGTTGCCGATGGTCGGCACCACCTGCCACTGGATGCCGCCCGGCTGCTTGGTGCGCACCACGCCGCCCGGGCGCGAGACCAACAGATCGTCAAGCGTCTGCTCGCTGGCGTGGGATTCCGCCACTTCCACGCGCGGATTGTTGGCGAGATAGGCGTTGTCCAATAGCGCGCGCAGCAGCGCGGTCTTGATGCGCTGGATATCCATCACCAGGTCGGCGATCGAGCGGCCGAAGAAGCGATGGGTGATGATCACCGGCGTCATGGCCGCGAACGGCACCATGTCCTGCCGCACCACGTCGTCCTCGCCGTTGCGTCGCAGGATCTCGCTTTGGTCGCCGCCGGTGGTGACGCGATAGAGCGCCGGCTTGTCGTCGCCGTCGTAATCCAGCCGCACATAATGTTCGGTGATGCGGATCAGGCGGTTGGAGCGGTTGGCGCCGTCATCGGCTTCCGCGCGCGCGCCTTCGTCCACCGTATCGCGCGCCTGGGATTCGCTGTTGCCGCTCGCGCTATCGGACGGCAGCCGCTTGACCTGCGCCGGCTCATAGCCCTGGCCGATCAGCTCGGCCTGCTCGCGCAGCACCTCGTGGAAGCAATAGCCGGCGTCGCAGATGCGCCGGGCATTGCGCGCGATGCCGAATTCCTCCGGCGGCACGCCTTCGACCCTGGCGCATTCGTAGGTGCGGCGCGTGACCAGGGTCACGTCGTGCAGCTTCGCCTGCGGCGCATCCGGATCGTCCGGTGGGGCGCGCCAGTCCGGGTCGGGCCGTTCGCTGTGCTCGACGATCTCGACTTCGGGATCGGAAAGCAGCAGCGCAAAGGCGTCGTCGGGCTGGTCGAAATAGGTCTCGCGCTCTTCCTCCTCTTTCGTCTCCCACCAGACCTTGACGATGCCGACCTTGGAGAGGAGCGCATCCTTGATGAAGGAATAGAGCGTGAGGAAGCCCGGGTTCTTCTGCATGAAGACGTGGTTGACGTATTCCGTTTCCTGCAGGGCGGCGGCGACGTCCTCCGGCCCGACCGGCTCGAACTGCACCACCTCGTCGGAGCCGCAGAAGATCTCCATCAGCGGCGGCATCAGCCCTTCGATGGTGTCGGCCACATCGGTGGACACCGCCTTGGAGCGCCCATCCACCGGCGGCATGTCCTTCGACATGTCGCCGAGATAGTAGTCCATGGCGTCGCCGCGCTCCGCGGACAGCGTCGAGGAATTGGCCGACAGCGCAGCCTGCTTCTCCACCGCAAGCATGGCCTTGAGCGTGGACGACGAGATGCGGGGCATGATCTAATCGAAAAATATCGGAGGCATTGGAGACGGAATCCGGAGTGGATAAAGCGGTTCGAAAGTATCGGAATCCAAGATGATTTGCCGTTCGTCCGGAACTTCCTGGTCGAGCCAAGGTGGACGCTCAAGGCGCTGCGCAGGGGACATTTTCAAGCGGCGTTCGGTAAGCGTTGCTTCTTCCTCCCCGGCCAGCTCCCGATATGCGGCTTCCGCATTCCTTTGCCGGGCTGGACCGACCGCGCGGTCCCGGTCGATAAAGTACTGCATCAAATTGACGCTACCCCCTGGTGCAAAACCTTCTCGATATTGAACGGCGTGGCCCAATTCGTGAACTACTGCTTTGAGACGCTCTTCGGGATCAAGCGCTGCCGAGATCTCGATTGTTTCAGGTTCGTCCCTATACGGCCGTATATAGCGAGCCGAAGCACCGGACATGCCTGCTACAATCCGGACCTGAATCTTCGCCAGGTCGGGATGAGCTTTGAAAAGACGTGGATGGTTGAGCAGTTCGCCGATCGTATTGCCGCCGGGATTCAGCGTCGCGTCATGATCTGAAACCTCGAACCGCGGTTTCCCGTCCGCAAGTCGCAACCATCCCGTCGACGACAGGACTCTATCGCGGGGAAGGCCCTTACTTTCCATCTCCTCGGCCCGCTCGAGCGCTGCATGATCGGCCGTTTGAGCATTACGGCCCACAAAGGTTACCGGTGTGAAGCGCAGGAGATTGTCGCTCCATGCCACTGCCGGGTTGACCGTCGGCTGGCCAAAGTCACCCCGTCCCATTTCAAAGCGAGAGCTTTCATTTTGTAGCGGCACGCGCTCCCACGACTCCGGTTCGGGCGCTTTCCTCATCAGAGATTCGAGCAACAGCGGATTGCTAATTATCGTCATGGCATTATTCCTAATAGCGGATCGTGAACCGCGCTTTGGAGCAGCATGCGGCGGTACCGCGCTCGGCGCATTACACCATCACGCAGGGCCGGCAGGCACGTCGTCTCACGGGCGACCAAGTCCGTGTCCGCTGCACCGGCTTGGCGCCTGCTGACCGCGGCCGGACGACCGCGTATTTTCAAAAGCAGGATGTCGGCCCGCCATATTGCAACCGAAATTGTCCGGGCAAATAAGCCGCTTTACGCAGGGAGGGTGTCATGAATTCGAAGTGTCTGGCTTTTGCTACCAGCCTGCTTTTATTGAACGCCGTTCCGTCCGCTGCCGAGCGCGGACGCGACTACATGTGGTTGCCCGAGACGTCACTCACGTTCGAGCGTAATTTCGAGCCGTTCGCACGTGTCGATACAATGGACGCTTGCCGGGACATTTGTCTGAAAGATGAGCGTTGCAGCGGCTGGACCTATTATCATTCCGACTTCGTCGGAGCCGGGCCGCGCGAAACCTGGGAGCCGTTGCGCCGCACGTGCGTGGTCGGCGCGGGTATCAAAGAGCGCAATTTCAGGGGTGCGCCCGGCCGCACCTCCGGTGTAATCACGCTATCCCGCGAGTGCGCGCCGCTTCCCGGAGTCGATCCCCGTTCCTACATGTGTTGAGCGCACATCCGCGTCCGCTTTGCTTCTTAAGCGTCGCGCGATGATTGCCCCGGAATCAAAAGCCCGGCTCGGTGTCACCGGCCGGGCGCAATTCTTGGATTTGTATTTCCCGAATTATCCGCGTCGCGCGGTTTCGTCAAACGCGAAGTCTTCGCCCCTGTGAACTTCTGTCGATGAATGACGTATGCGCTGCACTTCGCGTCATTCCGGGGCGCGAGCGCAGCTCGCGAACCCGGAATCCATCACGGCGATGTACCACAATCACAACGACACGGAGTTATGGATTCCGGCTCTCGGGCATTCCTGCCCTCGGCCGGAATGACAGCTCGACGCGTATTTGCACAAGGGACGGATATTGCTCCGCCTTATTGCAACCTGAATTGTGCGGATCGATAGGCCGGGTATTCAAGCGGGGAGGATGCCGTGATCTCCAAGCGCCTTGCTGTTACCTGCCTTCTGGTTTCTTTGAAAAGCATCTGTCCGGCGGATGCGCAGGATCTCTTTGACCCCTCATGGCAGCCCGACACCTCATTCATTTTTGAGCGGACTTTTGAGCCATTCGCCCGTGTCGACAACCCGCAAGCCTGCCGGGAAATCTGCCAAAAGGATAGGCGCTGCACCCGCTGGACTTACTACCACCCGGACTTCGTCGGGATAGGTCCGCGGGAGACCTGGGAACCGTTGCGGACAACGTGTGTCATTGGAGCAGGTCTGAAGGAACGGATTCCGGGTCACGCTGGTCGCACGTCGGGCCAGATCGCTCGTCGCGAGTGCCCGCCGCTATCCGGAGTAGACCCCCGTTCCTACGTGTGTTGAGCGCACATCCGCGTCCGCTTCGCTTCTTAAGCGCTGAGCGATGATTGCCTCGGAATCAAAAGCCCGGCGCGGTGTCACCGGCCGGGCGCAATTCCTGGATTTGTATTTTCCGAATTATCCGCGTCATGCAGTTCTGTCAAAGGCGAAGTCTTTGCACCTGTGAACTTCCTGCCGATGAATGACGTATGCGAAGCACTTCGCGTCATTCCGGGGCGCGAGCGCAGCTCGCGAACCCGGAATCCATAATCATCGGCAATCCGAAATCGGAAAGACCGCGATCTGGATTCCGGCACTCGGGCACTTCGTGCCCGCAGCCGGAATGACAGCTCGGCGCGTATTATTCATGGATTATGCAGCCATATTGCAACCTGAATTGTACGCATCAATAGGCGGCGTTCAGGGAGGGAGGCACACGATGATCGCGGTGCGTTTTCGTGCTGAAACGTCGACGGAGGACGATATGAGGCTGACATACACTGCTTTCGCCTGCGTCTTGGCTCTCTCAACATCTTTTCTTCCGGCCGGCGCAGAGCACAGGGGAGGCTCCCGCTGGCTGCCCGACACCGCCCTGACATTCGATCAAGAACTTGAACCGGCTGCGCCTGTGGATGCGCTGCTAGATTGCAAAAGGATCTGCGAGAAGGACGAGCGTTGTGACGGCTGGACTTTTTTTCCTCGCAACTTTGTCCGCGCCGACGGGCGTCCGGAGAGGTGGGAAGCGTTGCGCGGGGCCTGTGTCATGGGATCCGGCGTGAGAGAGTGGAGTCGGGACTCCGGCCTGCGCAAGGGCATTTTGTACAGTGCTCCCGGCCGCATCTCGGGGGTGATCATCCCCCCGCTCGGCTGCCCGGAGAACCTCGAGCCAGGAGCCATGTGCTGAACCATATGCGCATGACGCAACGTCGACCTGGGTGGCCTATTCGAAAAACACGGGCGGTTTGGGAAACGGAATAGGCAGAGTCGAGCCGTCGCGCGACCGCTCCAAAACGATTTGGCGCTCACGCGCGATCGGCTCGTCGTTCCATGGGCTAACTCGGAGCCTATCAGCCGGAAGCATGTCCAAACGCTTTGCGGCAGTTTGTGCTTCGACCTCACCAGCGATCATATTATAGACTCCTAGCGCTTCTTCAGGGCCGAATGGGCCGAGTCTGCCCACGCGAGCGATTTGCCGGCGCATCCAATCCGGACCGGTGCCTGGTGAAAAGCCTTCTCTGTTCTGGATCACGTGTTGCACTTCATGGATCAGATTCGAATGGAGCTCATCATCGGTGCTGTGCGGCGAAAGCTCGATTCTTTCTGGCCCACCGCTGCCGGACTGGTAATAGGCCGCGTGCCCGCGAGGCAGTCTATCGTTGTACACAATGGGAATATCCGCGATGTCATAATTGGCGTGGAGTTCTGGATGGTGGAGGGATTCTCCCAAGGTTCTGCCCCCTCGGGTAAATTTTGAGGTGTCGTCCGAAATCTCCCATCTCCAGTGGCGGTCGCGCCCCCTTCCCCATCCCGTGTCCTCCAAAATATAATCGGCGATATCGCCAGCGGCCTCCCTCTCCTTGGCGCTCCGTAGCGCATCCATGTTGGCGTTCTTGGCTTTGCGGCCGGCAAAAAGAGCTTGGGCCATCAGGTCGGACAGGCGGAAACCCTCTGAGGCGGTAAACTGGGCCGTCTCGGGTTGTCCCGCAGGAAACTCTTCGTCCGGCAGTCCGGCCGATTCCCACGGGTTGGGCAAAAATGGAATCATCACACGGCTCCTGTTTGCGGATATTGGATCGTGCGGGCAAAGCCCGCGTCGGGGGACACCGGCTCGGCAAAGGTCAAAGCCACCGCGTCCCACTCGTCGGGGCTCGGCACGCCGCGCCGTCGCATGTCGTCCTTGCGTTCCAGCACCAGCCGCGTCTGGCTGTCCCAGCGGTAGCTCGGGCCGCAGGCGTCGGCCTGCAAACTGTCGGAATCCGGGATCTGCGCGCCGGCGGGATCTTCCAGCCACTCTTTCGATTTCATCCACATCTCGGCGCGGCGGTTGAGCGGACCGCCGTTCGGCTTGCCGTGTTGGTCGCGCGGCGGCGGCTCGACCGGCGCGGAGCCGAAATTCACCGGCCGCACGATGCCGCCGTAGCCCTGCTCCTTCAGCCGGTCATAGACGCCGGCGCCGACGCCGCCGACGTCGACGAACACGCGCTTGGGATCGTCCTTGTCGATCACCTGCCGCAGCCAGCCGGCCGCCTGCATGGTATCGAGCTTGCTGCGGCTCTCGACCTGCAACAGCTTGCGCCCGCGCCGCCATGCCATCGCGGCGCGATCGGTTCCCATCCAGGCCGGATCGAAGCCGATTACCAAAGGCCCGGACGGCTCGCAGGTGAACTTGCGCGCGCGCGCGACCAGCGCCGGCGCGATGTAGCTGTCGTGCCCGCTCATCTGGAACGCCTCGGCCGCGCTTGCGGGATATTCCTGCTTGAACAGGACCGGGTCCTTCAGCTCGCCGATCTTGCCGCGGCGCCAGGCGAGCTGCGCGCGATCGAGCCCGTAGAGCCGCGCGTATTCGCGCTCCTCCTCGTCGGGCGCAAAATCCGTCGGCGGCGGCTTGCGGTATTCCTCCTGCCAGTACCAGGGCACGAAGATCGCGATGTAATCGTTGCGGCCGGTCTCGGCGTCGCGCCACATCTGGTGGAAGAAATTGCCGACGCCGTTGGCGGTGCTTTCCAGCACGATCTCGCTGCCCGCTTCGTCCGGCACCGCCTGCAGCACGCCGGCGGCGTGGGTGTCGGCATAGGGCCAGAACGCCACTTCCGAGCCGTGAAACAACTGGATGGTGGAGGAGCGCCCGACCCCGCGGGTGCGCGCGGTGCCGACCTTGTAGCCGCTGTCGAGCCGGTCGAAATTCAGCTCCTTGGCATTGGCCGCGCCGGTGGAAGGCTTCAGCGGCGCGGGGCAATGCTCGTGAAAGCGATTGACCATCTCGAACAGGTTCTGCGTCGCCGCGTCCTCATGGGTGAGGATGAAAGTGCGCAGGCCGAAACTGTGGCTGGTGCGGTGATAGAACCGCCCGCCGACATAGGTGGAGCAGCCCTGCTGCCGGCCCTTGAGGATGAGCGCGCGCACTTTGCCGAGCGCGGCCTTCTGCCGCTCGAGCTGTTCGTGGATGTGCCGCTGCGCCTTGTTCAGAATGAGCGGCGCGATCTCGCCCGCTTTGCTCCTGATCCGCAGGCAGGCGGCGGCGTAGTACGGGAAGTCAGCGCGCAGGCTCTGCCGGATGTCGCGCTCGCGGTCCGTCAAGCTGCGCAAGGGTGTCCTCGTGTCGCAAGCCCGCATCGCCGTCGTGATCGACGGCGCTGAGATCGGGCAGCGTCTTCTTCAGCAGCGCCAGGCTGGCGGTGACCTGCGCCGAGACTCTTACGGCTGAAATGCCGCCAAGCGCGCCGCCTCATGTCAACGGGTGGATAATCGCCATATTGCAACCTGAATTCTACGCACCAATAGGCGGTGTATTCAGGAGGGTGGATACCATGATCGCGAAGCGCTTCGCTTTGGCCTTCGTTTCAGTTCTTTCCGGTATCTCCATGGCCGATGCTCAGAAACGGCTCTCGGGTTGGGAGCCTGACACCTCCTTGAGATTTGAACGAACTCTTGAACCGTCCGTCTATGTAGAGACACCGGAGGCGTGCCGAGAGATTTGCTTGAAGGACAAGCGTTGTACCGGATGGACTTATTATCACCCGGAGTTCACCGGTGAGGGAGCGCGGGAGACTTGGGAACCGCTGCGGGGCGCCTGTTTCATGGGAACGGCCATAGGGCGGAATATGGAGAAAGCTCCCGGACTTACCTCCGGCATGGTCAGGGAGGTTTGGGACTGCGCGCCGCCGAGCATCAAAGGACACCAGCAATATGTGTGTTGAGGAGTCCTCCGCTTCAACTCGCTCAAAGTGCGATCCATCCGGCGAGCGACCATCCGCAATTTAATCGGGCGAAGCCCGCGTCGGGGACGCCGGCTCGGCAAAGGTCAAAGCTAGACGGCGACGTCGTGCGGGAAGTCAGCGCGCAGTCTTTGCCGGATGTCGCGCTCGCGGTCCGTCAAGCTGGGCAAGAGTGTCCTCGTGCCGCAAGCCCGCGTCGCCATCGTGCTCGACGGCGCTCAGATCGGGCAGCGTCTTTTTCAGCAGCGCCAGGCTGGCGGTGACCTGCGCCGATTCCATCTCGCATTCGCCGTGGATGAAGGATTGCAGCCGCCGGATGATGCGGGCGGTCTGGATGCCGGCGCGTACCTGTTTGTTGTTGTCGTTTTTGCGTCTGACCGGCTTGCTGCGTCTTGCCACGTCGCTCCTCGGTGGATGGCGGCCGCTCCGGAATCAAAAACCCGGCGCGGTGTCCCGGCCGGGCAACTGTTGGACGCAATTTTCGGATTTGCATTGTCCGAATTATCGGCGCCGCTCCATTCTGTCAAACGCGATGTGCCCGCGCCTGTGAATGTGGAGGGTCAATGTTGGTGAAGGAATATGGCGCGAGCGGCGAATACCGGATACGCTCTTGTTCGTCTCGGTTTTACTCAATAGAAAACAGGGAGATGAAAATGTCCCGTCAAAAAAGGTCCATCGGCGTCGCCTTTTCCCTCTTTAGTTTTTTGTCCGTCCTCACCGTTATCGGTTTGAGCGCGGAACGGCTTAAAGCAGACAGCCCGGTCGTGGCGGCAGCAGCCGCAACCACCCCTGCGTCGATGGAAATTCAAGCGATCGCGGACGATTTCGCCATGCGGCACCCTGGCGTTCGCGAATATCATCCGGTGGCGCCCGCCGCGCGGCAACGGTTCGCGCAGACGCGCGAGCAATGCATTGAGGCTTGCTTGGGACCTTACGGGGATTGCATGAGAGCCGGCCACTCGCAAGCACAGTGCAATCAGGTTATCAGATCGTGTCGCGCTGCTTGTTAGCAATCACCTTCGTGAGATTGCGCCAATCCTAGAAAGCCGGCCGCGGACTGCCGGGCCGAGCAGTGGCGCTGAATTCGTGGAAGCTGCAGGCATCGCGCTGAGAGCTAAGCGTATCAGAACGGGATGCGAACCATGAATCCGCGCGGCTTTGCATTTGCGTTTGCCTTGTTGCCAGCGTTTGCGACAGCCGTCCTTCCGGCCCAGGCCCAGGGCGTCCGAACCTCCACATGGGAGGCGGATACGTCGATGCGTTTTCAGGACAACATCATGGTGCTTTCCCGCAGCGTCAAGACGGCGGAGGCCTGCCGCGACATCTGCCTGGGAAACAGGCTCTGCACGGCGTGGAGCTATTTCGGCGCATTCCCGGACGCCCATTGCTTCATCGGCGCGGGCGTTAAGGGCCGGACGTCGGGCGCCGCCGGCAAAACGTCGGGAGAGATCAAGTAGCGCAAGCTGCGCGAGGGAGCGGGGCGTAACCCTGGCTATGTGCGGCGCGTCTCGAACCCTCATGGTGAGGAGGGTCGCCACTACCGCATTTCGAAATACTCACGAGACACCAAGCTCGCGCTTGCGGTCCGCAAGCCTGCCGCGCGGGCATGGCTCGCCATGCGCGGCGACACGCGCCACCGCCCGCGCCTGTGCACTTGGATGTTTGCAACCCGCCTCGCGCGAGCTAAGATTGTGCACTCTGCGCATGGAGGGTGGCATGAGCCGGAAGCATTTCGCCTTCGCCTTCATCTCGATGCTTGCAATCAGCCATTGGCCCGCCGGTGCGCAGGAGGTGCGAACGTCGACGGTGGAGCCCGACACCTCGCTGACTTTCAACCGATATTTCGAGCCGTTTGCTCGCGTCGACACCCCGCAGGCCTGCCGCGACATCTGCCTGAAGGACCGACGCTGCACCGGCTGGACTTACTATCATCCGAGCTTCGTCGGCTCGGGACCGCGGGAGACCTGGGAAACGTTGCTGCGCACCTGCGTTATCGGAGCCGGCCTCAAGCATCGGTGGTCGGGCGATGCGCGCGGCCGCACAGCCGGAGAGATCAGGTCGCGCCCCGGAGGCGTGTGAACCATCGGCAACCGACCGTGCGGATGAAAACCTGAACGATCTGCGATCACGGCCAGGCCGCCGGCGCCGTGACTGAGCAAGGCTGTGCGCCTACCGCAGCCCGAAATGCTTCACCAGCGCGCTGAGCCCGCGCTTGAGATCGGCCAGCCCGCCGCGCGGGCATGGCTCGCCATGCACGGCGACCCGCGCCACCGCCCGCGCCGCCTTCTGTCCCGCTTCGAACACCGCCGCGACGGCCGTGTCGTAGCGCTCCTTGCGCTTGCGGCATTCGCATTCGATTGCCGTGCCCGGCGGAGGCCGCCGGCAGATCTCCGGCGCGCAGGGATAGCCCTTGCCGGAGCCCGACATGATCGAGGGCGTGCCGATGGATGCGCGATATTGCCCGACGATGTAAGCGTAGCGCTGCCCGGCTTCGTACTGCGCATCGGTGATGACGTTGATCAGGTTGAGCGCGCCGAACGGCGTGTCGGCCTTCTGGTCGAGCCGCACCGGCTCGGGCAGCCAGCGGCGGTGCGGCTGCTGCGCGGCGAGCGCGCGGTAATCGACCTTGACCCGCACCAGCTCTCCGCTCGGATGGCGGGGGCCGGCCAGTCGCTTGCGGCCTCGTCGTCGTGCCATTCAGCCCTCCCCTGCGTGGATGGAATCCGGACCGGCGTCGCGCTCAGCCGGCCGCGGCGGCTGCGCCGGCGACTGGGACGCCTGCGGCGGCCATTGCGCCGGAAAGCGCCAGCCGCCATTGCGATCGCGCGGGCAATTCCTGCCCCGCGTCGCGCGCGCATGGGCATCCCAGGCCGCAAGCTCCGCGCTGTCGGCGGCGGCATAGAAACCAAAGGCGTGCACGGCCGCCGGCATCTCGGTATTGGGCTCGCGGCCCAAAAGCTCCACCGCCTTCAGGCACCAATTGTCCCAGGCCGCACCCCAATTGGCCGAGCGGCGGCCGCTGCTGAGCGCATGGTTCTTGCAGCGATCCCACTCGCGCGCGATTTCGGAATCCAGGAGCCCGCGCTTGCGCGCCGCCGCGCGGCGCTCATCGGTGAGCGCAAGATCGGCCGGCCACGGTGCAGTCTGCCTTCGGCTCGGTCTTGTTTCGCCCGCCATCCCCTCCGAGCGAAGCGAGGAATCTGGACTCTGGAGTCTGGTTTCTGGACTCTGGGCTTTATCCGGCGGGTTAACCCCCGCGCTGTCGGGCGCGCTCAGCTGCGGATTACCCCCCGCGCGGCCGTTCCTGGCATCGCGCTCGGCCTTGGCCTTATCCCGCACCATGCGCCGGGAATAGATCGCGCCGCTCGCCGCGCGGCTAAACACATGGCGCGCTTGCAGTTCGTTCAGCGCCCGCTTTACTTCCGGCACAGGGCGGCCGACCAGCGCGGCAATGCCCTGCGGATCGGGCTGCGCGCCGTCGATGGTCAGGTAGCCGTAGGGCTCGCCTTCATGCATGTAGCTCATGAGATCGATCCATAATCCGCGCGCCGTGAGCGAGCACAGGCGCAGGCGCGGATCGCCGCGCCAGTCGGCGGGGTAGAATTTCATCCAGGGGCGGCTCATTTCGTCTACCAGGACGCGCGTGCGACATTCACTTCGGCGCGCCCGCGAGCGAGTGTTCAAGCTCGGTCAGCTCCTGCGCCAGGTCGCGATCCTCCGCGCGCAGCTTGGCGATTTTCTTTTTCGCATTGAGAATGGTGGTGTGATCGCGCCCACCGAAGCCGCGCCCGATCTCCGGCAGGGATTTCAGCGTGAGACGATGCGCCAGATACATGGCGATGTGGCGCGGCCGCACCAGCTTGGCGTCGTGCTGAGGCGAGTCGATCTCGCCCATGGTCACGCCATAGCGGCGGCAGATCGCATGCTTGATGTCGAGGATCGAGGGCGCGCGCGTGCGCCCGTCCTGCCGCGCCACCGCGGCGGCCGCCAGGCTTTGCGACAATTGCGAAAACAAACGCTCGAGCGTGTCGAGCTTGTCCTTGATCTGCCGCAGCTCCGCGCGCGTGCCGTCCGTCGCGGCCGCATCGGCGGCCGTCTGCTCGGGCGCCGGCAACGGAGTCGCAGCCGATTGCAGCTTCGGGCTCAGACGCGCTTTGGCGATGGCGACTTGCAACGATTCCATGCAGCGCTCCCTTACCAGCGGACGATCAGCAGCGCCGCGCCGAGCGACAGGCAAAAGATCAGCGCGAACGCGCCCAGGAAGGCACCGAAGAAGCGCGTGGCGAATTCATCTTCGGCTTCGGCGTCATCGTTCATGGCGAGTTTCCGTTTGCGGATGGCGCCGCCGGCGCAAGACCGGCATGCGCGGAATCGAACGAGTTGCCGCTGGGGTTTGCGGGGCACGGCAACTCGCCGGAGCGGCCGATGGATGAAGCGGCACCGGCGCTCTGTCCGCGCGGGCCGCGGGCGGGCGCGCGGGGTTGGATGACGGAGGGGCGGGCAGGATAAACCGATGCAAGCGGTCGGCCGGCTGGGCGGGACTTCTTGCTAGAATCGGGGCGCTGTTTTGCCCGGCGCTTTGGCAAGTCAAGAAGCGGCCTGTCGGTTGTCCCCGATATCCTCTGCTACAACTTATTGATGCTATATTGGGCAGCACCGCCCAAAAATTGCGGGTTTTCCGGCGTCCCCTTCCGGCATAGCGGCATCCCGCCGTGTGACAGGGGCTTTCATGATTATCCGGCCGGTCCGCACGATGATCGAGCCTGTGCCCATTCAGGAATTCCATTGCGACGGCATCGGGCTGATCGTCGTCAGCAACGCCATCGTTCAAATCGTGCTCTATGCCGAGGAATCGGTGCTGGAATCTCCCGACCATTGCCCGGTCTATGTCGCCAAACTGCGGATCCGGGCGCCGCTCTGCCGCCTGCCCTTGGCGGCCGAGCAGTTGACGGACTGCGTGGCCCGCTCGGCGGTGCGCCGGATTGCCAGTCCGAGCCTGATGCAATAGCGCGCTCATTCGTCTACCGCCGCCGCTGCGAGGATTCGTCCGGTCATTGCGCCTGGGAAAGCCATCGTGGCGCTGTCTGTACATCCAGCGCACAAACGGAGTCAAGCCTTTTGTACACCGGGTGATATTTACCGCGGAATCCGCACGGTGCATCCTGTGTACATGGCCAAGAAAGTGACGCCGCGCTTCCGCAAGCCGCAATACCGGCGGACCTTCATCCGGGAATGGCGCCAGCACCGGAACAAGACGTTGCAGCAATTGGCCGAGGCGGTCGGCACCACCCATGCCAGCCTGTCGCGGCTGGAGCGCGGCAAGCAGCCCTATAGCCAGGCCCTGCTCGAGGCCCTGGCGGAGGCTTTGCAGACCGACGTAGCCAGCCTGTTGATGCGCGATCCCTCCGACCCGGAGGCGATCTGGTCGGTCTGGGATCAGGCCAAGCCGGGCGTGCGCCGGCAGATCGTGGAAATCGCCAAAACTCTGACCAAGACCGGCACCTGAGTCGCCACTGAAGCCGGCGGCTGGCCGGTTTTTCCGCCCAGGGCCCGCTGCTCATGCGATTTTGTACACATCAAGAACAATCAGCGCTTGACCCCATATGTGCACTACATGTACATTTCAACGTCAACCAGGGACGAGCCATGGCGGATACGCCTCGCCGCTCCGAGCGGGATCTCGCCCGCGCCGCCTCGGCGCGCGTCGCGGATAGCGGTGGATCGGCGGTGGCCGCCGCGCTCGCCGCCATCGATGCCGCGTTCAACCAGGCAGCGGTTCACAACCGCTTCAAGCAACGGGTGGAAACCCTGCTGGCGCTCGGCCCCGCGCATCCGGAGGTCAAGGCGCGATTCCGCGAGCGGGCGCGCCGCATGACGGAGCGGCGGCTCGATCTTCCCGCCGCCATCGCGATGATCGAAGACGCAGTGAAAGAGGAACGTCGGCTGTTTCACTTCTGCCAGGCGCTCTCGCTCAACCGCCCGCGGCTGTCGCTGATGGCACTGGCGGAAGCCCATCTGCTGCTGCGCTTCCTGCGCCGGAAAGGCATGGCGAGACAGTTCCCGGATATCCTGGAGACTTTATGTGAACCGGTGCCGCATCTGGCGCGGGCGGCGGAATAG